TTAAGAGCCAGCTTACTGGCCTTAGTACCAAACAGGGGGATATTCGTAGCCATGCGACTGACGTCGTATGCTACCTTATCCCAAATTCGTTCCTCAGTCGTCTTAATGCCGAGCTGGGCCTTAGTCCAGTCCTGAGCAGCTTTCATGCCGCTGTAGTTAGGATTGGTCTTATCTAGATTGAGGGGGTCTCGCCAGTCCCGAGATTTGTTGAGCCAAGACTCCCCGGTGATGGGGTCTTTAGCCGAATTCTCGAAGCGGCGAACTAGCGCCAGTCGGAAGTCCACAGCCGGCATACGGGAGCTGAGGTGGTTCATGTATGCTTCTAGGGACTCTAGGGCACCCATACGATCCACACCGCTCATAGTCAGGTTGAGAGGGATTTCTCCGTCTGTACGGGAACCTTCGTAGGTACCGCCAAACATCATCTCTTCCCACTCATCCAACGTAGTCGGATTCTCTTCAAACCACTGAGCAGTAGAACGTACATCCACCGTAGCACTCTGCCCCGCCATATGCTTCTTCCAAGCTTCTACGTCGGCCGGGTTATCAAAAAACCGAACGACTTTGCGGGTATTAGCGACCTTAACACCATCTACCGTACGGGGGCCAATCAGTTCCCCTACGTAGTAAATGCCCTTTCTAATCTTGGGCACGTAGCCGGGGCGGTAGTCCAGCACCCGAGTCGGAATGTCCTTAAAGTCTGTATCACGAGCAATGGCGTGAGTAACTTCCTCGTCCCCTCGAATAAGGGGCTTACGAAGCCGGTACACTTTTTCAATCTCAGACAGAGCCCGTACGTCTTCAACTTGACCTGTGGCGACGTTAAAGATACGCTTTACGCCAGCAGGTACCTGAGTCATGGCGTACTTAGGCTTAGCAAACAGAACGTTATCGCCAGCTTGCAAAGCCTTGTAGTTCTGCAGTTCCAGCTTACGCACCAGTTCCTGATTCTTGATAGCATACATATCGTCCGACATACGACGGATACGATAGTAGGAGTCTACAGCCTCTGCTGTGTCTAACTTGAGCAAACCGTGCTTGGTGCGTACCCCATTAACAAGATCAGCAGCCGAGTATACAATTTTGTCCTCGTCACCTTGCAATAGAATCTTGTCAAGGTCGCGGCGCTGAGCAAACGAAATCTTGCGAAGGGACTCTGAGTACGCCTTCTGAAAGATGCCCTTGATCTGCTCAACTGTGAATCCAATATTACGTGCCGTAGCTACAGCGCCCGGCTGCAATTCGTGCATGTACACGCTAGGGGAATTAACGTGGGCAAATTTATCGGGAGCCAGCTCGGTAGCTTTGAGGTTACCAAAGTCGTCCTCAGTAAACTTGATGTACCGTTGCTCGATATCAGGAGTCTCAATAGTCCGGGTTTGCAGACGCTCAACAAGACGAGCCCTACTGGACTTCATCTTGATAAGTTTACTCGTAAGGTCTTTAACAACCTTACTTAACGCAGCTTCTGGATTATTGGCATTGGCAATAGTCAACTCAACCGTAGCAGAGTTTATATCGTTATCCAGATTACGGATAGCCTTTAGATTAGCAAGTTCCTTCTTAGTCGAAAGAATATTGTTTCTAATCTCGTCAAGCGTACTCTTAGGGAACGAGTCCGGACCAAGGCGCTTTACGTTAAGATGATCCTCGGTCTGCTTCTCAAGCTGAGCTGCGAGTTCATCAATACGTTCCGAGATGTGGTTTACGGACGTAACGTCGTGAGTACGGACAATGTCCACCCCATATAGTACGCCATCCGTATCCGTACGAAGAACACGAGCTTTACCAGCAAACGTAGTTAGCCATTTCTGCATGGAGGCTGCGACTTCTTCTGCAGTCCATGCGCGCCGGGACAGGATAGTGTCGTCGTGCAAAGGGCGAAGCAGTTCACTAGTCTTAGCCTGACCTTCCGCAATGATCTTCTGAACTTCGGGCGAAAGCCCCTCTACCAGTCTAGGATCAATACCCGAAGAACTAAACGGGGAACTGGAGATAGAAGCATCTTCCATCGTAGTTCCAGCAGCCCGTGCAGCATCCTCAGAGCGCATGGCAGCTTCCGCAAGCTTAGCAGCCTTATCAGTCTGCCCGACATCCTTCAGCAACTGAATGGGAGTCTGAGAGAACTTGAGGAACTTAAGTATCTTTAGGAATGGCACGCTAGTTGCAATATCAAACGCATCAAATGCAATAGCCTTCTTAACTTCTGCGATATCCGCATAGTTAATAAAAGGGGCAAGGTCCTGCGCGCGTAGTACCGCGTTATCTGTGTTCCTGAAAGCGTCGTCAAGAACGTTGACGAACTGCTTAAGCTGATCCTCTTCTTTGAGCTGGTGGAACCACTGGGAAGTCTGTTCCAGCTTATTACCGAGGCCTTGATTGTACACGTTACGAAACGGAACCATAGCACCCAGATAGTCCCATTTGTTGGGTTCCGGATCGATATTATGGTTCAGCATGTACATGTAGAGCTGGCCCTTAAGAGCGTCCTGCCTAGCGGTTTCCCGCTCAAGGGAGTTCAGCGGGCGACCTTTAAGGTCCTCAATCTGAGTCTCTACGAGCTGTTCCCACGTGCTGCCTTCTGGCTTTGCCGCTACTTCTGCAGCAGCCTGCTGGGGCGTACTAGTGGGCTCTTGGCTAGCAATATCCATAGAGAACAAATCAAGGCGGCTACCTTGCAGCCTAGCCAGCGTAGAGTCTACTGTAGACTTAACAGCAGTGGTAACTTCCGGAGTTGTCAGCGAGGAAAGCAAATTAGCCGTAGCGTGTACGTCTTGAACGTACTTCTCGGTGTCGTTGGTCAGCAAAGACATACGCTGAGCCAAGTAGTAATTGGTCTCTGGATTGCCCGTTCCGACCGGATCAGTCTGGATAAAATCCGACAACTTCAGGTCTTCTTGGGGCTTAGTGATGTCTTCGAATGTTGGCATCTTAGGTTCCCGGCACTACGTGCTGGGCTTGAGCGCCTCTGTTAAATAGCGAGCTAAAAGTCACGTTGTCGGAAGCAAGTCCGCGATTAGTGGCCCCCTTGTACAGGGTAGCTCCTGCACTAATCAGTGAACCAATACCGCTAGAAATGTCGCTAGCCTTAGCTGCTCTTTGTAGATAAGTATTGCGCGCCTGCATGTTAGCAATCTGTGCATCAAAGAAGTTCAGATTTCCGAGTCCCTGAGTGGCGATAGATCCCAGTCCACCCTGTACGGTCGAGGATGCAAGCCCGCCTGTCTCTGCAGCTCCTGCAGCCAGAGCTGTCTGACGTGCGAGATAAAGGTCTCGTACGATAGAACGTCGCTGGGCAGCTTGTTCTCGCTCGACCATTTTCTGTTCTTCAGCATCAGCGCGTCTAGCATTGTTTTTGGCCTTACTCTTAAATAGACCGCCAACGGCACCAAGGATACCGCCTACTACTGCACCTACAGGTCCAGCAACAGCAAATCCTGTAGCAGCACCACTGGCTGCACTTGTACCTACATCTACAGCTTCTGACATTTTAAGCTCTCAACCGATCGTAAAGTACTTTCCAACCAGCAATGTACGAATCTTTTCCAGCACCTGCTTGGAATTTAAGGTGCAAAGACCTGCCCCTGCCTTTGATCTTATTCTTGGTAACAATCATAGGTTGACCATCATCAAAGGTATCCGTAGTGGGGTCACTGGGAGTGTAGAGTCGAGAATGGCGGTACGTCTCTTGAGCAACGCCCCATTTACCCGAGACTGATAGATCGGCCCAATCCCATCTAGCCTGTAGCGTAGTAGAAGACTCTCTAACTGGAGTATACTCAGTACTGACTACTGAATAACCTGTCTCTGTTTTATTAGAGAACACGTAGATGTAAGGAGCGTACTTTTTGGCTGCGGCGTCCCCAACAGTATCGTACCCTGTCACGAGGTAGCAATCTATTTCAGCGCCACCGAAGTCTTTATAGTCGGTGTAGTTATTAGCCTCAGCAATCACTAACTGAGTATACGTATTAGTAAAGCAAACGTACTTGACTTTAGAATTGCCTAGTCCCTGTTTCAGTACAAATATAGAACCCACGTACCCAACAAAGTAGTTGTACGCAAACTTGTACTTGGTAAACGCGGATAACCGAGTATCGTAGATCAAAGCCTGATCGTAAGTATACGGGTAAATAATGGCTGGCGTAATGCCTAGGTACAGCCAGTACACTTTCTTATTTAGGTCATCAAATACACCCTGTACATTGCCCTTAGATTGATAGGGAATAGAATTGTACAGAGTATTGATAGTCAACTGGGACATGTTCTGAGCAAACAAGTACCCAGTAGTTTTGTCCTGCGTAATGGCGTAGATATCGGTAAGGCCCCAGTACATGGGAGTATTGTCAGCCAACACAACACTTCCTGCTGATACCGTACCTGAATCGGTGACCTTGCGTACCGAATAGGCTGTAGCAGCAAAGTAGCCGTCAGTTCCCGGACCGATCTGCCATACACCATTGGTAGCAAAGACCAAAAGACTTGAGCCGTAAGGAACTAATCTTAGGATGTTGGCTGCTTCGGGAATAACAATAACACCGCCATCTGCAGGCGTTATGTCCGAGATTCTCTCATCCGTCGGGTCGGCAATCTGGTAGCACTTACCATACTGCTCATCAGATTCAATGATCTGGGAAAAGTAAATACGAGAAGACAACTTAACAGATTCAGCTCCCGCAAACCAAACGCGGGCAGCAAAGAAGCCTACAGCCTTAAAACGACTACGGGATACCGAACCTGCAGCATTAGAAATCGTAGAAGTGGTTGCCGTACCAAGCGAGGTGTACTGGTCCACCCACGAGATAAAATCACTGACGAAAGTAACCGTGATCTGAAACGTAGTAGCAGTTACGGCAGATACAACGTAGCTACCATCAAAGCTCCACATCGGAAGATAGAAGTCCGGGAAGGCGCCAAACCCATTGGTACTCTCGTAATACGCACTTGTACCGGAGACAACTGCGGTATTGCCGTTACTGAGACCGTGGTTACCGGAAGTGGTTACCGTAATGGTCTGCGATCCCCCGGTAGTACCACTAATGGTCCACGTAGAAATAGCAAAGTCAGTCGTGGGGCCGGAAAGGGGTTGGCTAGTCGTATCAAAAGGATTGCGGATAAAATGTCCCTGCGGAGCAGAGGCATCTTGAAATAATTCAGACACTAATTTAGCGGGGGAGAATGTACGAACACCTGTAGAATCGTACACGGCCGTCTGAGTAGCACCACTACCAAACGTGGTCAATGGTCTCTGTAGGCCTAGCCAAGGAGCCATAGCCTTAGATGGCTGCTTGCCTTGACTTGTTTGAAAAGCGGTAATCTGAGCATCCGTCCAGCCTCGGTTCTTGAGGTTGTACGTATGCGTTGCAATAGCGGAAGCCGGCTGAGCTGAATCAGAATACCCGTCGTCTACACCTTCAAAATCTCGTTCGAGAATGGAGATGGTGTTGACTGTAAACGTATCAGTAGAGGCTGTGTACTTGATCCACAGCGGATTTACATACTTATGGGTAACAAAGAAATGACCCCTACCGTAAGCACCATCAATAGGGGACTCGGCTACGTCTGCATCAACAGCCGTACTAATTTTGTAGGTACGAAGATCAATAGTACTTGGAGACTTATTGGCAGACGGAATATCTACGTCACGGTAAATGTGCAGGAAATAGCCAACCTGCATCACAATGAAATTTAGGGAAGGGTCGCCACCAACATTTTCCCAATCAAACGTACGTACAGCATCGCCCGTAATGTAGGCGTAGCCAAGAGTATAGTTAGAGCCCCCAGTCTCCAAATCTAGTCCAAGTCTACGTCTACGCGCTCCATTAATTTGGAGCGAGTAGTTTTCCTCGTCAGACGAGAACCCATCAGGAAAGTTAATGAGAGAGGCCTCAGTATTGAGGCCCCTCGCAAAGTTGATGTAAGATTTTTCTGTATTAGGCAATCTTAGCTCTAGTCTTAGTTTTTTCTTCCGAGTCGTCCCACATCTCTTCGAGGATAGGCTTGAGATACTTCTCGGCCTTTACTCGACTGGTAAAACGATGATCCCGGAGACGTTGAGGCACTCCACCTTGAATGTTATCAGCGTATTTAATTTCAAACAGAGCGGGGTTAACTTCCCAGTGCACTACATGAAATGTTCGTCCGGTCGGGGTCTGGAGTTTGGCAATAGCTTCTTGGCGGGTCATATAATCCTATCGAGCGTAGTTGGGTCCATCAAAAGTCGAGCGGCTTTGTCGCCACCTATTTCTCATAGCCCGCACTCGCATACGACTTTCCTGCCGCTCAACCTTGGGGTTGAGCTGCTGCTTCTGGTTAGCAAAGCAACGAGACAGGGCCTGCGTGTACAGGAGGCTAAATAGGTTCTCCGGAAGGTCCGGAATAAACGTATCGGTCAGCGTGAACGTCGGGCGATAGTTGGCAGAGATAATGGACTTTGACGATTGCAGGGTAGAGTCCACCGAACTATCGTAAGAGTCAAAAATAATATACTCGTCATCAAATGACGTCCACGCTGTAGGAGCATGCTTCTTTCCAATGATTAATGGTACATTGGAATCGTACTGTACAACCTGATAGTTGACAGTATCCGTAGATGGCCGAACATTGACCATACTCACAAAATTCTGGGGAGTCATGTACCCAATCTCGTTATAGACTTTATTGCCTGCAACGTCCGTACGGGTATCGTATTTAATCCAATGGATGAGACTCACATCATCCGGGATATGCATATGAGTGGGTTTTGTAGAGTCTCCAAGACCCTCCAGAGCCACAAGTTTGTTATTAACAGGCAACCCCATCTCGTCAATGATATCGAGATAGACCTGTTTAACGACTTCCGCGACCGAAGTAGCCTCGATCGTATCAGAAATCGAGTTGACCGAGTCCGAATCCATTTCGGACAAGATACCTTGGGTTAGGTCGAGCAGAGTTCGTTTTGACATAAATTACTCTAAGAGTCGGAGGGGATTACTCCCCTCCTTCTCATCAGTCATTAGACCGGCGTAGCATCCGTATAACGGACGTGCACACGAACACGACCAGCAGTCGTCACCGTAGGCGAAGTACCGCCCAGAGCAACGTTAATCGTCGAGTCCGCAGCCAGCGGCGTATTAGCCGCAAGCGTGCCAGCGGGCGTGATAGCATACGTACCAAGCGCCTGAGCCTGAGCCTGCGAGAGCTGGGCAAAGCGATTCGTACCTTCCGTACCGGAGACGCCAATGTTAATGACCGGCGTAGTGCCGCCAAGAACAAAGACTTCCAGAACTTCAGCCGTAACTTCACGGACCGTAGCACCAGCCTTCACAACGATCGTCGGACCCGTATACGTACCCGAGGTAAAGTCAGAGCCGCGAAGCTCCGCCACCATGTACTTATCCGGACCGATTTCTCGGTTGAACCCAAAGTTGGCCTCGTCATTCGTCAGACGACGACCATACTGGATTCGAAGACCATCAGCATTATTAGTAACAGGCATGTAGTTATCCTCCTATTAGACAACAATGTCAGTGTTGGTGAGGACAACCACGAGGTTTTCCGGACGATAGACTTTCAGACCGTAACGAGCCGTAGTAACGTACTCCTCACGCTGGAAGTCCTTATTGTAGTCCGTGTCAACCTTCGGCATCTGACGCCATGCACCCATAAACGGAAGCAGGTCCTTACCCGCAGCCGAGAAGAAGATGTTGGCAATACCAGACGTGTTGGTCGAAACAGCACTAATCGTTTCGGAAGCCGCCGAAGGCAGATAGTTCGAAGTATAGATATCGAAACCGTAGATGTTCTTAACGAACCTACGACCCGACGCGATACCCGACGTAATCACACCTTCCCACATGGGGTTGTTGGACACGTTCGTGAGGTTCGACAACGTATTGATCGAATACTCAACAGACGGATCAACAAGGGCGATCAGATTCGTATCCGGCATGTTGGCCTTCTTGAGGCTGAACAACGCACGGGCAAAATCTGCCACACCAATAGCCTGACTGGTACCGGAACCGACAAATCGGTGGGCCGTACCATTGTACAGGTTAGTAGAACTCGCCGTCTGGCCGCCCGAGGCGCCACCAGCAGCAAGAGCGAGAATCTTAGTTTCCAGATTCTCCATAAGGGCACGAGACTGCTTAGGCACGAAACTCGACACAAGCTGGTTCATGTAGAACATGTCCTGCTTGGCCTTTTCCGTGATGTAAGTGCCCGACTGCACGTAATCGGTAATGGTGAACGTGAAGTTACCAGTATCGAGTGAGTCGTAAATTACCGCGGAGTTTTCCGTATAATCCCGGACCGGCAGTTCGCCAATCGAAGGAATATTAAACGTGTCACCATCCGGGAAATCGGAGAGCCAATTGACCCAATTCTGGGCAAACAACTCATCCAGCACAACATCCTTAAGCTGCCCCGACCACACATTAGCCCGGCGAAGCTGGGCAGTATTTGCAGTACTATGAGACATTAGATATTATTTCCTTGGTTAAGTAAAGAAGGCATCACCAAGGGTCTGCATATCCTTGTGCAACTGAATCTGGAGATTCGTGTCAAGAACAAACGCCCTCACACCTTTTTCCGCTTTTACCTTCTCGTAATACGAGTTGTTGCGAATCGGGGCATTAGGAGCGCCCGGGGCAGTGTTACTACCACGGTACATACTCTTTGGGTCCGCACTATTAGGATTAAGACCCAGCATGCTAAAAAAAGCGTCGGGACTACGAGCAGCAACGCCCATAATCTCGTCAACTGGCATTCCCAGTTCCGCAGCACGCTGCTTCACAAATGGGACTGCGTCGGCACCAAGAGCCTTAGTCAGACCAGCATCGGCCTTCCTAATGTTATCCTGCACCAACTTATTAGCTTCTGAATCAGAAATCAACTTCTTAACATCTTCAGCAGAGAGACTAGCCGGCGGGGTTACCACGGGCTGCTGCGTATTCTGCACGTTCGGCTGGTTAACCGAACCATTAGAGTTATTGGAGAGTTGATTGAGGATTGAATCTCGGGCCGACAAATTATCCACCTTTGCACTAAGTTCCTGAACGATGCTACGAAGTTCTTTGTTTTCACTCGTAACCTTTGCAACAAACGCATCAGATTCTAGCTTGCCTTTGGCGAGGTCTTCGTGCGAGCCGAATTTCTTTCCGGGGCCTACAAGAGCTTCAAACGCACTGGTCGGTGCAGAGGGAGTCTGGTTCGGCGTAGGGGTCGTGTTTTCTAGGGTCATTTAAAATTACTCTTTCGGTTGGGTCACTGATCGAAGAAGTTTGATGATGTATTCCAGCTCTTCAGATTGCCCATTTCGATGGGCTAGTTTGTACTGCCAAGCTGGGGAGTCGTAGTCAGTTAATTTATTTTCGTGGGCTTTGTTTAATCGGTTTTCTAGAATAGCAAGTAGGATATGGGAAGTTGCGGTAGACGAGGTAATCGTTCTACGTCTTTCGTCTCGCTCTTCTTCGTTCTTACAGTTAACGAACCAATCCGTTGCCAGACTGAGGTTGCGGGGCTGGGGCTGAGGGCGGGGCACTGTTGGCATCTGGGGTCATGGGTCCTGTGTTTTCAGTGGGGGTCATTGCGCTAACCTGAAGCTCCTGCTGAGCCTCGTGCTGGAGCTGGGCGGTCTCGTATTGCTCCATAACTCGAATATTGGGCTGGTAAATTCTGTATTTAGTAAGACCCAGATTTTCTTCGACCAGTTCGGCCATGATCTTGCCAGAAAGGTGAGTACGGATATCGGGGTCCTGATAAATGCCTGAGGAAGTCAACTGAGCAAGGTTCTGAATCAACTGTGCTCTAGCAGCAAAATGGCGAGCACCCATAGGTACCAGCTTGCCTTTCGCCACAAGGTCCTTAGCTTCAATCTTAATGAAGTCAGCCACACCGGTGTCATCGTCAACAATCTTTACAATCTCTGCGATGCTGAGGTTGCGACGAGCTGACTCCAACATTGAGTTAATCAGGCCCTCAAGAAAGAACTCCTCAAAATATCCAATCTTAGATTGGAAGATTCGGGAGCTGGCATTTTCAAGACTCTGTACTTCAAATGCGGTCTTCTCACCGGGCGTACGGATACCCATAGCTTGACGCGGCGCGCCGGCCATGTTCTCCATCGTGTTCTCAAGCTCTTGAATCTGCACATCAGCATTCAGAGCTGTAGTATCTGGACGCAGGAATTCTACATCTGCATCCTGCTCCATATAGATACGTTCATTGGGACCGTACTGGAACTCTTCGACATAGCCCTTGACTTTGGTAATCGGATGGAGGATCAAGTCCCACGCATCCGCTTTACTGTTTTCAAGATGATTTATACGGTACTGAAGACCCACAAGGTTATCGAGAGGACCCATAGCCATAAGATTGTCAGGGCGAAGTCTCCAGCCCACATGAGCTTTTGACGACTTACCAAGCCAACTTTTCGCCGGTTCGTTGCGAATGACGTAGGCACGATCAATAACAGTGATGACATGATTAGGAAAAAAATCGCCGGTGGCGCGGTCATACATGTCACCTTCAAATTCTAGAATCTCTACGGCATCCGCTGCGTAGTATTCGTAGAGACTATTAAAACCGTCGGCCGTAAGGGCATTGGATTTGTCCATGTCTGCCTTGCGGATAGCCCCACGTCCTGCTTCGATCACCGTATTGCGGTTGTTGCGAATACGAGCCATTAGCTCGGTGGATACCTTAGCCCATTCTGGGTAAGAAGTGCGAAGCTTCTCAATCTGACCAAACGTAAGGACCGTACGAGTGATCTTAGGAGCTTCGTCAAACGACGGAGCCGTGATATCAAACACGATATCGAGCGGGCTGATGCGTTGAAGTTTAGGCCCGCTATAAACCTGTACCGTTACCCCCGGAGTAGGGGTAGCCGTCTCATTTACGAAATCCACATCCCCAAAGCAATTCCCATAATCAATGTAGTCGTACACGAGACGAGAAACAGTTTCTTTAAACTTGGAGTGCTTAAAGATGTGGGCCATGTAGGCCTCAATCGTGCGGCGGCGTTCTTTGTCTGCGCTTTGACCATCGCCAGCTTCCCAGCTAAACCATTTATCATTCGGGAAAAGGGCTGCCATATAATTTGCATGAAGGTTGTCCCTGATTTGACAAAGCTTAGGACGTACGGTACGGTTCTTCCAAGGCTGTTTAGCGTTGGAAGTGGTAGACGTGGAAGTCGCAAACGTGAAGTTGCGAATCTCTTTCCAGTCAGCCTCTTTCACAGCACGGGCATTCTTCCATGTCGTATAGTGGTCAGAAATCTGACGTGCCAGTGTCTCCTGCTGAATAACTAGCTGAAGGTCTAGTGTTTTAGGACGAGACATTAAGCAACTCCACCGAATCGTGAATGAATATCAATCTTGGGTTCAATGACAGTCTGGCGCATATCCCGAGGGACTATGACGCCTGAGATAGCAATAGCGAGAGCATCCTTAACGTCGTCATGAGGCGGAAACTTCATACGAAGCTCTTCTTCCAGCACTTGACAGTTACCACCTTTGTAGTGCCAGATCGTCTGGTTCTCATATCTTGGTTGTAGACATGCTATGATGCGTTCTTCTTTGGCACCGAGATGGCGCGTTGGATTATAATCATCAATGCTAAGAGCGAGGTTATTAGGCCGAATGTACTGGTCTTTAATCTCGCGTGCAATAGACTTCTGGGCGGCAACAGTCTCAATACGAATCTTTCGGAATCCCCACTTGATGTAGGCATCCCTAAGGTGTTCAAACATCTCTGAGGGTTTCTCTGTTTTGAATCGGTCAATATCTAGGATGTAGATAAAACCATCCGAGTCAACCCCAATGACTACTACAACAGAGTAATCTGACCTTTTTCCAGTGCTAAAAGCCAAATCCATTCCGGCAAAGAGCTGTACGGGTTTGCCACGCACAAACCATTTACCAAGTCGTGCCGTGACTTGGGCACGGTCGTAGTACTGGAATCGTTCGGAATCAATAAGGGAGTTTTCGTACTTGTTGGGGTCATTGTAGTACTGGGCGTAGAACTGGTTTTTGTCAAGGTACTGGGCCTTCTTACGAGCAAGAATCTGTTGGTTAAACCCGAACCACTTGCCATCTGCACGCTGCTGTCTGGGCCAGAGGTATTCTCCAGACCCATCCCCCGTCGTCTCTACCTCTCGGGTATAGACCTCGTAAACTGGGGTGCTGGACTCAATAGCCCCATCCTTACCCGCAATCTCTTCTTCCATCTCCTGTAAATCGTTGTACAGGTCCATTGGATGGTACCGGGTACCCACTACCCACTCAAGGGCATCCGCGGATTCAATGGAAGCTAGAAGCGAGTACTGGAGTCGAACCTTCTCTCGTCCTTCCTCGGTGTAAGCGTTTTCCTGCACCACGACATCATCGAGACAAGCAATGTCGCAATGCAGACCAGTAAGGGAAGTAGTAAGACCGCCAGTGAATACCGTAGGGTCTCGAATACCTTCAGCCCTACGTTTAGGGTGGTCAATACTAATTTCGGAAGAAGTCCATTTCTCACGCTTACCTTCCTCCATGACAATCATCTCGGGCCAATACCGTCGGTAGATATTAGACGTCAGAATATCCTTAATCATCTTGAGCTGTTTCTCGGCAAGGTTTGCCGTGCTCGAAATGTAGAGAATCCTGATGGCCGGATTACGGGTGATGGCCCAAGCTACCCTATAAGCTAGAAGAGCACTCTTGGCGTGGTCTCGGGGGACCAGCACCATCTGGTGGGACTTAGCCTCGCTGCGAGTCCACCAAGAGATAATCTCCTCGTGGAAAGCAGCAATAACCCGGTGGGGGGCTACCAGCTTAATGAAGGCCAGAAGATCGGATTCTGCCCTCTCCCTAATCTGTTCTAGGGCCATTAGTCCCTAATACCCAGACGTTCAGCATCTTCTTTGAGAAGCTTATCCATCGAGATTTCCTTTTGGAGGGCTTCCATCTTGTCGTCCTTAGACGGCCTACCCTTAGAAGCCTTCTCTCGATATCCATGCTCGGCTAGCCATTTGGCTGCCTGTAGGGCTCCCGGACCCCCGGTATCCGCTGTGCGGCGTATTTGGGCGATGGCCTCGGATTTGATCTTGGCATCGAGAGAATCTCGCCACTCCGTAATGTAGGGTTGGAACCACTTACATTTCAGGAGAACCTTCCATTGCTTGTCGGATTTAAATACCGCCATAGCAAATTCGTACTCGGAGGGATCGGAGTACTTGAGGTAGATCGTCCGGAGGGACGGGAAGATGTTGCCTTCATTGAGGCCATAGAACCAAGACCCCTCAGCCACTTCCCGATCATTATCGGCAAGAGTAAAGTAGGGTCGGTAGATAGTTCGATCTAGGTCTGGCTTGAAGGTCTCTAGGAACAGAGAAGCTGTTCTAAACCTACCTAGTTCATCTCGGTAGGGAGGACCAGACATTGGACTTGGTACAGGAATAGGGGATACCATCCACAGTGTGCTGTATTAAGACTATTCTTACCTCCGACCCCCTAGGGAGGAGGTCGTAGGAAGCAAAGAGAAGTTCAACCGCTAGGGAAGAACTTCGACTCTTACTAAATCTAAGCTTATATGGTATCCTTAGACAGTTCAAAATCCAAATAGTTCAATTTATTTTTGGAGTATTGGTGGAAGTACTTGATTTTTAACAGATTATATTTTGGAATTTAGTTAGCTACTTTACCGGTTATTTTCTTGGAGAAAATTTTAAGGTGTCTTTCCCCGCGCACACCCCCTCCCGTACCACCACCCTACCCGGTGCTCCTTTTTTCGCGCTGAGGCGCGGACAATGCACAGTACCTTATCGTATGTACACGTACTAAAACCCGGTTTGGCGAGGGTAAAAGTGGTGTGATTAACCTTTAACAT